AGCCGGCACCCAGTCAAAAACACTGCGGGACGTAGTGGGCCCTTCTTCTATCAGCCCTAAAGTGATCCCTTCAGTGGCTAACTTCATGCCGTGGATAGCTCTGACCATATCCCCAGCTGGACTTGCATCAAAAGCCGCGGCTAACAAAACTCGATCCAAAATAGCGTTATAATCAGCACACGATACGCTATAATAAGTTACCCCTGATTTCGCACTAGCCTGGAAACGCTTAACTTCACCAGCAAATATACGGTTTATACCATCCTCTATTATAACTTCCTGTCCTTCTTGAAGCGCGATCATGCCAGTGGTGTCAAATAATTCAAAGCTGCAAGTACTTTTGCCTGGAATCTTATCAGATATATTCAGGCTTTTGCCCATGAGGTTTAAAGTGCGGTCAATCCCAGCTATTGTTATAGTCCGTGGCCTCTTGTCCATTTACACTACGCCCCCTTCTACTCCCATTCGGGCAAATATTCTATCCATGAGCCGGTCTACTCCGTAATCATCCATAATAAAAGCGCCCTCGAAAGCTCCCCTCTCGAAGGTGATCCCACCGGTCTTATCTAATGGTCGGACCTGAGCGCCTGCGTTAAGGTTCAGCATTTCAGGGCCTTGATCGCCAACAACTGTCCAGCCTCTCCGCGTTATGTTGCCGCCTTCTGCCAAATAGGGGACGTTATCAATATTAATACCGTAAGACTTGCCCCCAAATTCCGGGACCCATTCGGGAATTTCAACTTGTATAGTATTCAGAGCGTTTATGATGCCATTTACGAGCCTTATTATTCCATTGGCGTACCCTCTGACGCCCCCGACAATGCCACTCCAAATTTCAAGGAAGCCAGTTTTGAATGTTCCAAATTTAGTGGTCATCCAAGTAACGATCTCATTAGATACTGTCATTAGGGCTGTTTTTATCTCGTTGTACCTAGTTGTTACGCCTGCCCATAGTTCATTCCATGCTGTAGATACTTGGGTTTTAAGGTCGAGCCAGGCCGTTATGAGCGCTTGAGTTCCTTCAGTCCAGCCTGTTTTAAGATTGTTCCACATTAGTGTGGCAAAAGCCGATATCTCATCCCAGTTTTTATACAGAGCAACACCAATAGCTATCAGAGCCGCAATTATCGCAATTGCTATGCCTATCGGCCCGGTTAATATAGCCAGCGCTCCTCCTGCGGCAGCTATTGCCACAGATGCGGACGTAAAGACTCCTGCAATAGTGCTAACTGAACCAATAAGAGTGCCAACAACTATTAATACCGGGCCTATAGCGGCAGCCAATCCGACTATTATTAACACAACTTTTTGAGTGCTTGCATCCAAGGTATTAAACCAGCCTACAAGTTGAGTGATTTTACTAATAATCGGTGTCAGAATTGGTTCAAGTGTAGCGCCCAGCTGGGCCATAGATTGCTGCATACGGAAATTAGCTTCCTCAGCTTTAACTAACTCCTCATTGTTTTTACGATATTCTTCGTATACTGCAGGCAGGCCAGCTTTAGCAAGAGTTTCCAGAACATATTCCTGCTGGGTGCCGCTTTCAATTGCCTTTTTTAATCCAGCATCGAAATTATCAACACCTATTCCTGCACGATCAATTAATTCTGCAAAGGGGCCTATGGCTTTACCAGTAGCTAAAGTCTCTTGGAGACCATCAGCCATCCCTTCAAACTTCATCGTATCCTTAAACTTAATAGAGGCTCCGGCCATAGCATCAACTAAAGCAGTTAGTTTTTCATCTTTAAAGCCTGTAGCCAACATATTTGACAATCCTTCTACGTTGGAATCAGTTTCGCCGGTGACAGCATACATTTTTACCATAGCTTCATCGAGCACACCCATGCTTTGCCCTGCTATAGATGCGTTAGTAGTTAGCGTTGCTAAATCACCGCGCAATTCCTTAGTTCCCTGCGTAATCGCAACAAAGCCGCCCACTATTGGAGCCGTAACTGCTGCTGACATTATCCCACCGACCGCTTTTAACTTACCGCCCATGACATCAAAGGTGTTAGTAAGGCCTTTACCTTTTTTATCGGTATCGTCTATTTGTTTATTAGCTTTTTCATTCTCGATAAACACTGAGCCAAACAGTTTAAATATCTCCAAGATCTCACCTCCCCCTGTTAGCCTCCGCTAGGGCTGTCATTTCTGCTAAAATATCTGACTTTGATTTCTGACTGTATTTTTGTTGCGGATTGAACAACCTTTTTTTGAAGTCCTCAAATTTAATAAAACTTAATGTCCCAATATTCATGCTGGGATATAAAGCCGTCCAGAGTTCCCATGCTTTCTGTTCTCTTTCCTGGTCAATTGCATGCGTTAAAAAACCTGCCATTGCTGATATTGGCAGGTTGATAATTGCTTGTAAATCGTATGTTTTGGACAGTAATTCTACTATCCGCGGCCCTTTTATTTGACCGCAGATTTTAAAAAATTTACTACGTCCGGGCTATCAAATAACTCCCCAATAAAATTAATTAAATCAACATTGGGGGCCTCTTCGATTGAACAACCCTTCACCTCCGCAACTAAGTTATATATCTCTTTTTCAGCCTTATGAGCTTTTGATATTACCTTTACCACCAGTTCAGCTCCGACTTCTGCTCTGGAGCCATCTGGATTATCTATTTTAAGATCCATCTTATCGATTATCGCAGATAATTTAATTCCGGTTCCTATATTCAACATTGCGATTCCTCCTATTATTCCTCCACTTATTTTTATGGACTGGAGAGGGGCTGGAGGAATAACCCCCCTCCATATAAAGGTCCTATTATGCTGTGGTAAAGTTGACTACTACCGGGGTCATTTTGTTTCCTGCGGTATCTCTGACATTGGAGATCAACCAAATATAAGGAGTATTAGCACCCAGGGGAGCTGCTGGATCAAACGTCGCTACCTTAGTGGCCGCGGCATAGGACAGAGCCCCAGCAACTATTGAACCATCAGCGGCTTTCATCAAGACAAGGTTATCGCTGTTAATATCGGTTGCCTTGATATCCTCATTAAAGGTTGCTGTCAGATTAGCACCTACAACAACGGCCACTGCTGCATCAGCAGGAACAGTAACCACAGTAGGTCCTGTCACATCGCCGCCTATACTTGCCACATCCTCAATCTTATATAGATCCACAGTATCATCTGTAGGATCCCAATGAGCTGATATTTCCAGGGCGATCTCTCCCTCAGACTTAGGGGCCGCTGACAGAGAAAAGTCTTTTTCGTTCATGGCATTGTAAAGGGTTATTCTCTTGTATCCCCCGGCTACTACTTTGGCGAACATAGTCACATTAGTTAGATAGTCAGCATCTGGTACCACCCCTATAGCTCCAACTTCACAAGTTAATGCTCCAGCTGCAAGGGTAGCAAAGGGCATGGCCATGGCCAGGGTGTCGATAGTGGTGTCCAGGATCGTCACGGAAAGCATAGCATTAATATCGTCAATCACTTGCATACCCTTTGACTTGCCTTTCATTCCGTCATATTCGATATCCCTGCGGCTGGCTTTAACGTCGAAGGTGCCGCCTCCTCTGGTTGGGCCCAGAAGGGCTTCCCCAGCTACGCCAAAATTAACGTAAACAATACCATAGTCTATCTGAATATTTTCAATCTGTGCTTGAGTAAGTGGCATATTATTCACTCTCCTTTATAAATTTTGACTAAATAGATATACTTCCGCCGCTTTATCAGCGGATTATCGTCAACCAGTGGCAGCTTCCTATCCAAGAAAAATACCGCCCTTATATTCTCGGCGGTTAATACGGTTTTGTTTAGGCTATTTATAGTTGTCATAAGGGTTTCAAGGACGGTTGTATTGCCGTCTGACGGAAGGTCCCATCCATCTACCTCAGCAAGTACCTGTTCTTGATACTCCCCATCATCAGATATATCAGGAAGATCAAAGACCACATAAGGATATATGGCATCTTCAGGAGCTGCCTGGAAATACACTCTTGCATGTTTGGATATAAGAAATGCCTGTAAGGCCGTCCGAATCTTAATCATCCGATATTTCCTCCTCTGGATTAATCAGACCCTTGGCCCGATTTTCATCTTCAATAGCCTTTAGGTACTTGGCCTGTACGGCAATAATATCATTGAGATTAGCCATAATGGTAGATTTCAGGAATGACCGGGCCGCCATTTTTTTCGTTCCAAATTCAACAAGGTGAGCATGATAAGCATAAATATATTTCTTTCGCCTAGCCCTGTCGCGGGTATATACACCTATTTGCAGGGAACCGTCTTTTCTCTTTACCCATGTTCCTACATTTTTTTTAAGTACCCCTTGATCAACTGGGACAGCGGCCTTTACTTTTTTTCGCAATATCTTTGCAATTTCTTTAAGACCGGCCCTCTCAAGTTCAGTCATAACATATTTAACTTCTTTGGCTTTAGATTCGTATTTGAATGCCAATTAAACCACCCCGTTTACTATTCCCTGGCAGGTTAATTCAATCCGATCCAGCCCCTTCTTGTAAGTGCGAATGATGCTATAGGACTTGCTGTTATACTCAATTTCGATTTCCCCTAAGTATTCTTCGGCCATAATCTCAAACTTCAGTTCTGGCCTTAGCCCAGTGGCCGCGGCTTGATAAAATTCAGCCTGGCCGATTGACAATTGATCCGCATAAACTAAACGCTTTGTCGGTGTTTCTATGGTATCCCCCAGGGCATTTATGATTCTTGTATTAGTAACCAGGTAAAGTGTATCGTTCGAAAGCATTAATCATCACCCCTATATTGCCACTAGGCTAATAGCAACACCGACCGCAGCGGCTACAACATCGACTAGATTGTCCTCATCATCGTCGGAAATATAATCATCCGCAGCAACTTTATAAGTGTACCCGTTACCTGCCAGAGCATAAAACACAGCGGTACCTGCCGCCCCGGTATTCTTTGTCTCACCGTTAAAAGTAACCTCGGCCCCTTGGATAGCCGCGGCCGTAACTGAATCTTTAACTGTAAAGGTGATAGTAAAAAAAGCGTACTCAGTTGATAGAGTAAGATGGTTTTTCAGCATCTCATAAGATTTTTGTAAGCGCTCAGCATCCGGGTTATTCCATCCAAAATTCGCTTTTACATAGGCGGTAATGGCCCGCTTTATCAGAGTATTAGTATCTACCGCCTTTTCGGCCGTTACCCCGGACAGTTTCAAATCAGCAGTGGCGGCCGCAATTAGATCAGAGACCTCAGTGTTATAAGCTGTGTTGGCCGCGCTTATTCTTAGTGCTGCCTTTACATCATCAAGTAATGCCAATCATCCTCCCCTCCTTTCAGGGTAATAAAAAACCACCCCGAAGGGTGGCCTTGTTAAACTATCGCTATTCCAGATAGTTAAAGATGCTACTCAACCTTTTCCTGCATTAACGCATTAATGAAATTCTCCTGCTCAAGATTCTCGTTAACCAACTCTGCTATCAGCGTATTCTGCCGGTCGATAATATCCAATAATTCTAGGGCAGTTTTAAGGTTCATTAGTATATTCCTCCCCGGTAATCAGCTGGTACTCGGCGATAGTAACCCAGCCCTTTATTACCGCGTCCCGAACCCAATTTTTACCCCACAGCCCTGCGTCATAATACTGTTTTGCTAATTCATAACGCCTACTCATGCTGATCAGCCTCCCCGTCCTCTGTTGCCAAGTCCACATCGGTCATCATGGACAAATAATTCATATTAGCTTGTGCCTGCATCAATTCCGCCTTTAGGCGGGCATTTACAGCTTGTAGGTCCCTGATTAATTCCTTTTCTTTTTTATGCTTTACCGTCATAGCCCTATACCTCCTGTTTTTCCGCAGAGCTTGGCGCTCTGCTCGCCGCTCCCTACGATAGATTATAGATGTGTATCATCCGATACACAGGCCGGGGACAAGGCCGAGAGCATAGCGGGCGTAGTAGTAGTTCAAAGCGCCGGAAGTGTACACGCGACGGACGAGGCTCGCGCAGCCGGGATACGGACCGCGCAGCCACCAGTCCCGCGCCGTACTG